ACTAAACGAGTAAAAAGAATTGGTTGTTCTACTATAAAAGATCTAATAGAACAGAAAAAATTAACAATAAAAGATGCTAATACTATTATAGAGATGGCAACATTTGTCTCTGTAGGTAAATCATTTGCAGCTAAAGCACCAAATCATGATGATTTAATGATGAATTTAGTATTGTTTGGATGGTTTACTACAACAGATATATTCCAATCTATCTCTGATATTGATATGAAAAGCTTATTATACCATGAGCAATTAGCTGCAATACAAGATGATATGTTACCCTTTGGCTTGATAGATGATGGTCAAAATGAAGATAAAGGCGAGGGTGATGGTGAAGGAAACGTATGGTTTGAGGAAGATACTAAAACGACAGGATTATTTTAATTATAAATAAACATGAATGAAAATAACCGTATTATGAATCATATTAAAAAATAACTTATTAACAAACCTTTTTGAGAGGATAAAGCGATGGCATTTCAAGTATCACCAGGCGTTCAAGTCAAAGAAATTGACGCGACCGCTGTAGTACCTGCCGTATCTACCAGTATTGGTGGATTCGCTGGGTCATTTAACTGGGGTCCGACAGCTGAAGTTATCAATATTAGTTCTGAACAGAATTTAGCTGATACCTTTGGTGTACCGGATGACAGTACATTCAAATACTTTCTAACTGCTGCGTCATTCTTAAAGTATGGCAACGCATTGAAAGTGGTTCGTGTTACCAGTGGGCATTTAAATGCTACAGCTGATGACGCCGGACTTTTGATAAAAAATGATGCCCATTATGTAGATCAAGGTTATAATACTGGCGGCGGATCCGTTGGTCACTGGGCTGCTAAGCATCCTGGTACTAAAGGAAATAGTCTTAAAGTAGCTATAGTCACAGAAGGAGTTAGTAACTGGTCTAGTATTACATATCACGGTACTTCTAAGTACTCTGATTTGTTTGATGCTGAACCAGGGACTTCAACTTTTGCTTCAGATCTAGGTAAGGGATCAATCGGTGACGAGCTTCATGTGGTTGTGATAGATGAGGATGGTGTATTTAGTGGTACCGCAGGTACTGTTTTAGAAACATTCGCATTTGCTTCACAAGCAGCTGATGCTAAAAAACCCGATGGAACTTCAAACTACTATGTAAACGTAGTAAATACAGGTTCTGATTACGTGCGCTGGATGGATCATCCAAGTACATTAACTAACGCCGGAGGAAATCTCACTACACTATCAACTATAGCTGGTTCAACAACCGCTATTGCAGATAGTTTAGCAGGTGGAACAGATGATAATACACCAACTACTGGTGAAATCGAAGTAGGTTACGACCTTCTTGCAGATTCAGAAACAATAGATGTTGGCCTATTATTTGCATATCCAGATGCTAATGGTGCAGATACAATTGCAGAAAAATTAATTACTGTGGCTAACGCCCGTAAAGATTGTATGGCATTTGTATCACCTCCAATTGCAGACACACAAGGTGCATCTGCTCCCGCAACTGATGTTATGGCATTTGCAAACGGACTAAGTTCTAGTTCGTATGCTTCATGCGATTCGTCCGCAGTATATGTCTATGATAAATACAATGATATTTATCGTTGGATAGGTGCAGCAGGACACGTAGCAGGTATATGCGCGAGTACAGATAGAGTTGCTGATGCATGGTATTCACCAGCTGGTGTAAACCGTGGACAACTATTCGGAGTTACTAAACTTGCATGGAACCCAGTCAAGGCTGACAGGGATACATTGTATAAGGGTAGAGTAAATCCATTAGTTTCATTACCCGGTCAAGGGACAATTCTATATGGAGATAAAACTCTATTAAGCAAACCTTCTGCATTCGATCGTATTAACGTACGTCGATTATTCATAGTCTTAGAAAAAGCTATATCAACTGCTGCTAAAGCACAGTTATTCGAATTCAACGATGAGTTTACAAGAGCTCAATTCAAGAATTTGGTAGAGCCATTTTTAAGAGATGTGAAGGGCCGTAGAGGACTGGGTGATTTTTCAGTAATCTGCGATACTACTAATAACACAAATCAAGTAATAGATAGCAATAGTTTCGTAGCTGATATTTATGTCAAGCCTGCTAGATCTATTAACTTTATTACTTTAAACTTTGTGGCAACAAGAACTGGCGTAGAATTTTCAGAAATCGCCGGATCTTCAAGTTAAGGGGGATAGGACATGGCAATTTTAGGTATAGACGATTTTAAATCGAAACTAACTGGTGGCGGTGCTCGACCTTCTTTATTCAAGGCTACCGTTAATTTTCCAACGTTCGTAGATGCGAATGTTGAGTTAACATCTTTCTTATGCAAACAAGCATCCATTCCCGGTTCAACCGTGGGAGCAATTGAAATAGGCTTTAGAGGAAGAAAACTTAAAATGGCTGGCGACAGAACATTTGAGAATCTTTCTTTAACTATTATCAATGATGCAGATTATGATGTAAGAAAACCATTCGAACAATGGATGAATGGAATTAATGGTCACCAAGAGAATACTGGTTTAGTAGACTTAAATGAATATTCTTCTGATGTAGTTGTTGAACAATTACGTAAAGATGGTACAACTTCTAAACGATACGACTTTAGAGGATGTTTTCCAATCTCAGTAGCAGCTATAGATCTTAATTATGATACAGCTGATGCTATAGAAGAATTCACAGTAGAACTAGCGGTTCAGTATTGGGAATCAGACACTACTTCATAGGTAGTATAAATATATTTGACGAGGGGAATTATTTCCCCTCTGATAATATATTATAGGAAATAAATTATGGCAGAATTTTTTGGATTTGAGATAAATCGAAAAGGTAAAGGAACTCCAAGACCATCTTTTGTACCTGACACAGAAGCCGATGGCGCCGGTGTCATACAAACTGGTGGGCATTTTGGTATCTATCTCGATGTGGATGGAGACAACCAAAAGAATGAAGTAGAACTTATAATGAAATATAGAGATATATCTGCTCAACCAGAGTGTGATGCAGCTGTTGAAGATATAGTTAATGAAACAATAATTGGAGATCATAATGAATCTCCAGTAAATATAGTATTAGATGCTTTAGAAGTATCGGATCAAATAAAAGAAAGCATTAAGAATGAATTTAGTCACATACTTAAGTTAGTCAGTTTCAATCAGTACGCACATGATATATTCAGAAAGTGGTACGTTGATGGAAGATTACCTTATCATGTTATTATAGATGAAGGATCACCCGCAAAGGGAATTAAAGAATTAAGATATATTGACCCTATTAAATTACGTAAGGTCAAAGAGATTGATGAGAAAGAAGATCCTAAAACTGGTGCAAAAATAATCACCAAACAACAAGAGTATTTTATTTTCCAAGATCACGCAATGGAGAAACATAATCAGGGAGTTAAAATACATCCTGATTCTATAATCTATTGTACATCAGGACAATTAGATTCTGGTAGATCTAGAATATTATCTTATTTACATAAAGCAATTAAACCTGTTAACCAATTGAGAATGATGGAAGATTCTTTGGTTATCTACAGAATAAGTAGAGCACCAGAACGTAGAATATTCTATATTGATGTTGGTAACTTACCAAAAGGTAAGGCTGAAGAATACCTTAAGAACATAATGAACCAATATAGAAATAAATTGGTCTATGATGCTAGTACAGGTGAGATTAAAGACGATAAGAAACATATGTCGATGATGGAAGATTTCTTCTTACCACGAAGAGAAGGTGGAAGAGGAACAGAGATTAGTACATTACCAGGTGGAGATAACCTAGGTCAAATAGATGATATAATCTATTTTCAAAAGAAACTATATAAAGCATTAAATGTTCCACTCAATAGATTAGAACAAGAAGCACAGTTTAGTTTAGGTAGATCTACAGAGATTACTAGAGATGAAGTTAAATTTAAGAAATTCATCGATAGACTTAGAAAAAGATTCTCTGACTTGTTTATGCAAGCACTTAAGACACAGTTATTACTTAAGAAGATTATAACTAAACAAGATTGGGAATCCTGGAAAGAAGAGATAGTTTTTGATTTTATTGAAGATAATTACTTTAGTGAATTAAAAGAATCAGAAATGGTTCGAGAAAGATTTGAAATGTTAGCCTCATTAGATGAATATGTAGGCAAATATGTATCAAATGAATGGATTCGTAAACAGATATTAAGACAATCTGAGGACGAAATTGAAGAGATTGATAAGCAAATCGACAAAGAAAATGAAGAAGATGGCGAAGATCTTGATCTTGACATCTAATTTTTTATAAATAGAATATAGAGGAACACTTTATGAGTACGAATGAATTAATTAATAATATTAAATCTGGTGATCATACTAAAGCAAGTAAGGCCTTTGATACCGTAATGGGACAAAAGTTAAGTGATGCATTAGATGCCAGAAAAATTGAATTAGCTTCTTCGACTGGCAAAAAGCTAGAAGAAACAGAAGAGGAGTAAATTATATTGTTATTTAAAGAACTTAGAGAAAAGTTAGAAATTCAACCAACAGCTTTTAAAAAATATCAGGTTGGTGGAATTAGAATAGTTATGTATAAAGAAGAGAATTCTTATATAGTTATGATAGATGATACTATGCTCGATGAAAAGTTTGATAACGCTTTAGAGGCTGAAGAGGCAATTAAAGAATTCCTACAACTATTAGGTAACGAAAAATGAAGTTAATATCAGAATACGTAGATAGTCCGTTGGAAGTTATTATAGAAAAAAATAACGGTAAAAAAAACCTTCATATAGAAGGCGTATTTATGCAAGCCGAAAAGAAAAATAGAAACGGCCGTATATACGAAAAAAAGATTTTGGAATCAGCTGTTAACAAATATGTTAAAGAGCAGGTTTCGCAAGGTAGAGCAGTTGGGGAATTAAACCATCCAGATGGTCCAACGGTTAACCTTGATAAGGTTTCACATAAGATTACGAACCTGGAATTCCAGGGAAATAATGTTATAGGAAAGGCATCCATACTAAAAACCCCTATGGGACAGATCGTTGAAGGTCTACTTGAAGGTGGTGTTAAGTTGGGTGTTTCAAGTCGTGGTATGGGTACTCTCGAGAACCGACAAAGTGGCATGTATGTGAGGAGTGACTTTTTGTTAGCCTCCATTGACATAGTCCAAGATCCCTCCGCTCCATCAGCGTTTGTTAACGGTGTAATGGAAGGAGTTGACTGGGTATGGAATAATGGCATATTGGAAGCTCGGGAAATTGAAATAATTGAGACTGAAATAAAACGTGCTCCATTGAAGGCTTTGCCTGAAATGGAAATAAGGGCGTTTAAACATTTCCTCTCTAAACTATAAACTCACTTTGGGAGACAAAAATGTCTAATTTGACTGACACAATTAATAATATAGTCGAAGACGTTTCCGACGAAGCCGTTGTTCAAGACGAAACTTTAGAAGTAGCTGTAGAAGCTGATGAAGAAGTAGTAGTAGAGCAATCAACTGAGTCTGACGAAGTTTCTGAAGAAGTTTCCGAAGAGGAAGTTGAAGAAGTAGCCGAAGCTAAGGTTAAAAAAGAAGACGATGAAGAAGAGGAAGAAGCAGAAGCTTCAACCCCAGCCGCTCCATCAATTCCTAAAACTAAAGCTGGAGTTATTAACGCCGCAGTCGAAATGCTGAAAAAGGCTAAAAAACACGAAGCGCAACAAATATTCGCAAAGATGGTAAAAAATATTGAAGAGTCTGAAGACGACGGTTCAGTAGGTAAAGCTATTGACGCACAGAAGAAAAAGGAAAAGGATAAAACCGTTAAAGCCAAACCTTCTGATGCATCACCTAAGCAAGAATCTGCTGACTGGGAAGAAGACTTAGATCTTATTGTAGCTAATGAAGCTACGCTATCCGATGGATTCCGTGAGAAGGCTGGAGCTATTTTCGAAGCTGCTTACACATCAAAAGTAGGCGCTGAGATTGATAGACTAGAGTCTGAATATGCGCAAAATCTTGAAACAGAAGTAACTGACGTTCAAACTGAAATCGTAGAGAAAGTAGATAACTACTTAAACTACGTAGTTGAAGGATGGATGAAAGAAAACGAAGTAGCAATTCAACAAGGTCTCAGAACTGAGATTGCTGAAGAGTTCATGAGTTCATTACAATCTGTTTTCAAGGAACATTACATTGAAGTTCCAGAAGGTAAAGCTGACCTGATCGACGATCTCGCTGATCAAGTTTCTGAACTAGAAGAACAACTCAATAAATCCACAGAAGATAATATACAACTCAATAATAGCAATCAAGATTACTTGCGTGCTAATATTGTTCGTAAACAATCTTCAGGCTTAGCAGATACAGAAGCTGAAAAACTTGCTGGTTTAGTTGAAGATATAGATTTTGAAGACGAAGAGACTTTCGAAATGAAAGTTAAGACTATCAAAGAATCTTACTTCACACAAGATAGCCCAGAATCAGTGGATGAATCTGATGCATTAATTGGAGAAGATGGTAATTCGCAAGAACAAACTTCTAACTCCATGAATGCATACACTCAAGCCATTAGTAAACATAATCAATAACATTTTAACCTAGAGGTAATAAACAAATGTTTAACGCAGACCAAAACTTAATCGAAAAATGGTTACCGGTACTGGAGCATGAAGATGCACCACCTATCGATGACAAATATCGAAAAGCGGTTACTGCGCGTCTTCTTGAGAACCAAGAAGTAGCCCTAATGGAAGAAAGGAACCAACGATCTTTTGGAGATATCCAAGAGGCAGCTGCTAACGTAACTGGCTCTGGTGTCGATAATTTCGATCCTGTCCTTATTTCTTTAGTTAGGCGCGCAATGCCTAACTTGATTGCGTATGATATCGCCGGCGTCCAGCCTATGTCTGGACCAACTGGTCTTATCTTTGCGATGAAGTCTCGTTACACAGCTCAAGACGGTACTGAAGCGTTATTTGATGAAGCTGATACTGACTTTTCAGGTAGCGGTACACACCAAGCTGATCCAACTGGATTATCTGGTGTTGCTGATGCCGATACTGACGGTACCATTGCCGATGAAGCTGACACAGTTTCTACACACGGTGCTGGTATGACCACGGCCGCTGCGGAAGCACGCGGTATCACTGGTGGTACAGCATTCGCAGAGATGGCCTTCTCAATCGAGAAATCAACCGTTACTGCAACATCAAGAGCACTTAAAGCTGAGTACACCATGGAATTAGCACAAGATCTGAAAGCTATCCATGGCCTTGACGCTGAGGGCGAATTGGCCAACATCCTATCTGCTGAGATCCTTGCGGAAATCAACAGAGAAGTTGTTCGTACAATCCTTATAAAGGCAAAAATTGGTGCACTTCAATCTAGCACTGCTGTTTCCGGTATCTTTGATGTCGAAACGGATTCAGATGGTAGATGGATGGCAGAGAAATTCAAAGGACTAGTAATGCAACTCGAAAGAGAATCTAACGTCATTGCAAAAGAAACTCGAAGAGGCAAAGGTAACTTTGTACTCGTTTCTTCTGACGTAGCTTCTGCTCTAGCTGCTTCTGGTGTCTTGGATTACTCTCCGGCACTTTCAACTGGACTTACTGTTGATGACACTGGCAATACTTTTGCCGGAGTTCTTAACGGACGTATAAAAGTCTACATCGATCCTTATTCAACCGTCGATTTCGCATGTGTTGGGTATCGTGGATCTAATCCTTACGATGCTGGTATATTCTACTGTCCGTATGTTCCTTTGACTATGGTCAAAGCGATCGGCGAGAATGATTTCCAACCTCGTATCGGGTTCAAGACCAGATATGGTATGGTAGCAAATCCGTTTGTTGCTGTTGATGGCGTAGGTACTAACCGTGCTAACCCATACTTCCGTATCTTCAGAGTTGACGACATTATGGTGTAACCATAAAGTTTAAAACTTTATTAAAAGAGGGCTTCGGCCCTCTTTTTCTTGGAACCAAATTTTTAAAACATATATATATTACTATGAATTACATTAATGATCCCCGATCAGCATCGAATAGACTTGATCATGATCAATACGTTGAAAGATGGGAAGAATGGTTACTAGAGAAATGGCAGAATAGGAAATATGCCACTAACGACAAATAAAAATTTTTTAAGCCCAGTCGGATTTACATTAAAGATAGATTCCAATATGGCAAATACAGAGTATTTTTGTACTCAGGCCAATATCCCTGGCATAACATTAACCAATATTGAAACCCCTTATAGAGGTGTTAACCTTGGTATGACTGGTGATAGAATGACATTTGATGATTTTACTATAACCTTTAATATTACCGAGAACATGGAAAACTATATTGAAATATGGAATTGGATGCATAATATTATAGAAAAGACAGATGCTGATGAAAATTATAAACACGATGCGAGATTAATGGTTTTAACCTCCCATAATAACGTAATAAAAGAAATTAAATTCCAAGATATATTCCCTACTAGCTTAGCAGCTGTTGAATTTAATTCACAACTAACTGACATAGAATATGCACAGGCAACTGTGACATTTAAATATACTTATTACGAAATTGAATAAATAGGTTTACTTTTACCGCAAAGTGTGATATAATACATATTATGAACATTGAAATTTTATTAGACATGTGGAAGAAAGATGCGCCAATAGACGAAATGGCATTGGATGAAGCATCACGAGATTCTGCTAAATTACATTCCAAATACTTAGAGCTATATTCTGTAGCTAAGCTAAGACTTAAGAAATTAGAACTAGACTTTAAACCTTTATTGAGGGATAAGTTCCTTCATTATGGCGGTAAGCTATCCCAAGAGGAATTAGATACTAAAGGATGGGAATATGATCCACTTGGTGGATTAACCGTACTAAAAGGTGATATGAATAAATGGTATGACGCAGATCCTCTTATACAAGAACATCAATTAAAAATAGCTATGCAAGAAGAAATAGTTAGTATCTTAAAAGAGATAATGGATAATATTAAATGGCGCCATCAAAATATTAAGAATATGATTGAGTGGAGAAAATTTACTAGTGGCATATAAAATATACGATCACAAATTTGAATGGAAGGGAAATTTCAGATACGCGCGTACGTGTATAGAACAAGCATTAAAACAAATCGATTATCCAGAAGATCTTAATATATTTAATCATACAGATTTAACCCAGATGAATTATTCTAATGTATTATTTGTTAAGCCTACAGCACCCACCTCAAAACATTTTGCAATAGATACCATTGGGTATGCTAATAGTTCTAAGTTGGCTTTTGAAGAACCAATGGAATATGAACCTATGTATTCATACCTAAATCCCAATAATAATATGGATTGGAGTAAAATCGTCTCATTAATTGATCGAAGGTCTAATAAATGGGACGATTCTATACTATTGAAATGGAGAAAAGCTAAAGCTGTACCAAAGGATCATATATTAGTTATTGGCCAAATGCCGGAAGATGAAACAGTAAAAGGATTTGGATTAGGTGGGCATTTAGAAAAGCTTAAATTAATAGTAGAAAGATTAACTGCACAGGTAACAGAATTTCCAATCGTAGTAAAGACCCATCCTAAATTTAAACTTGATCTAAAGACAAAAGAAAAATGGATATCTCGTGGTGTAGATGTAAGAGTAGGATTCGAATCAATACACGATTTCCTCCCGTACACACGTGTAGCTATAATAGATAATAGTACTGCAGGAATAGAATGCTTAATGCATGAGGTTCCTATTATATCACACGGTTGGCCAGAGTATCATTGGGTAACTAAAAAATTACAAGTATTAACACAACTACCTTCTTTAGTTAATAATTTAGAATGGCACGAAAAAGAAAGAGCTAAGAAATTCATATATTGGTATATAAATGATTACCTTTGTCATGATGTTAAAAGCACTGTAAATAGGTTAAATGGAATCTTTAACAGTTAAAAAAATTAACGAAACTTTCCTAGAAATAGAATGCGAGGCCTCGACAGAAAGAGAGCTCTCAGAGCATTTTTGTTTTTATGTACCTGGATATAAGTTTATGCCAGCTTATAGGAATCGTATGTGGGATGGAAAGATTCGACTATTTGACACGAGAACTAAACGTTTGTATTGTGGTCTTTTACATTATTTAAAGGAGTTTGCCACTGAAAGGGAATATTCCATACATGTTGATAAAGACAATGGTGTCTTTTCTGATGAAACATTGTCGCAGATTGACTTACAGAATTTCGTGTCACAGATCAACCTCTGTGCACAAGGAAAGGGTATTACCCCTAGGGAATATCAAACGAGGGCAATATATCAATGCATTTCAGAGCAAAAAACATTGTTATTAAGCCCTACAGCCTCTGGAAAGAGTTTGATCATATATCTAGCAATGCGTTATTTTCTGCAGAATACAGATGAAAATGAGATTAATCTTGCTAATAAAGTCCTAATAATCGTACCCACGACATCACTTGTCGAGCAATTATATGCCGATTTTGGTGACTATTCTTCAAAAGATACATGGAATCATATACAACATTGCCATAGAATATATTCAGGAAAGGAAAGATATAACATTAAAAAAAGAATAGTTATAAGTACATGGCAATCAATCCATAAGATGAAGTCAAATTGGTTTGAAGATTATGGTATGGTGATTGGTGATGAAGCTCATAACTTTAAAGCTAAATCTCTTATAGCCATAATGGAAAAATGCATTAACGCTAAATATAGAATGGGTACAACAGGAACTTTAGATGGTACTCAAACACATCAATTAGTATTAGAAGGCTTATTTGGTCCTTTATATAGAGTAACAACTACTAAAAAACTTATGGATCAAAAAAATCTCGCACAAATGAAGATATCAGTATTATTATTAAAATATAAAGACGAATATCGCAAAGAAATTTCTAAGACTAAGTATCAGGAAGAATTAGATTTTATAGTTAAGTATACTCCGAGAAACACTTTCATATCTAACTTAGCTTTAGATCAAAAGGGAAATACTCTTATCTTATTCCAGTATGTAGATAAACATGGTAAACCGTTGTATGAATTATTGTCTAAAAAGATATCTAAAAACCGAAAATTGTTCTATGTTTCAGGTGAAACTCATGTCGATACAAGAGAAAAAATAAGATCTATTACTGAAAAAGAAAATGATGCTATTATTGTGGCGTCGATTGGCACCTTTTCGACAGGTATAAATATAGTTAGATTGCATAATTTAATATTTGCTTCCCCATCAAAATCTCAAATAAGAGTATTACAATCAATAGGAAGAGGGCTTCGTGTAAGTGGAGATGATATAAATACTAATGTATATGATATTGCTGATGATTTGCAATGGAAAACAAAAAAGAATTACACTTTAAACCATGCAGCTGAAAGAATTAAGATATACGCTAAAGAGAAATTTAAATATAACATATATCCGGTTAAAATATGAATACCAAAGACAAAATAAATATACAACAATTTAAACTAGTAAATGGCGAAGAAATTATTGCTCATATTATGCAAAAAGATCCAGAAGGTTACGTAATTGAAAGACCATTAAGAGTATTGAGTAATTTCATTGGTGGATTTACATTTCAACGTTGGTTTCCATTCTCATCTCAAAAAATATATAAGGTCTTAAATATGCATATCGTTTATCATGTAGAAATTGATGAGAATATTAAGCACGAATACTTGAAAGCTGCGACAAACCTTCCAAACCCTAAACTTGACGTGAAATCTGACGAAGATATCATGCAAGAGTTTGAAGACTTTCTAGAAGATTATCAGACTGATCTAGAACCGAATTCTGGCCCGATCGAAGAAAAAGGTAAGAAGATCTTGCACTAATTTAGTATACACCTTCCCCCAAGGGTACTTATATATTATATCACAAAAACGGGCATTTGTAAAGGTTTATTTTCACTTTTATTGAAAAAAAGTTTTTATTCCTTTACATTTGATCAAAACTATGATATAATAGATACTAAGAATGAATTATAATATGGAGATATATTAATGGCAAAAAAAAATCCAAAGAAAAAAGCACATTATATTAATAATAAAGAATTTTCACATGCTGTAGTCGATTATGTCACTCTAGCAAATAAAGCAAAGGCAAAAGATAAACCAGTTCCAATAGTAACTGATTATATTGCTACTTGTTTTATTAAAATATCAGAAGGTTTAAGTCATAGACCAAACTTCATACGATATACGTATAGAGAAGAAATGGTTATGGATGCAGTAGAAAACTGTTTACGCGCTATCAATAATTATAAAATTGAAACAGCCACACGTACAGGTAAGCCTAATGCTTTCTCATACTTTACTCAAATATGCTATTTCGCTTTCTTAAGACGAATAGCAAAAGAGAAAAAGCAACAAGATATTAAACTTAAGTTTATTGAGAAGATGGGTATTGAAGATTTTACTCAAATGGGTATGGACAAATCCGGTGCGGCAGAAACTATGGCCTATGTTGATACTTTACGAGAACGTATAAGTAAAATACGTACTAAAGATACTGCAATCAAAAAATTTGCAAAAGAAGAAAAGAAAAAAGAGAAAGGAAAACTAGAACTCTTTATGGGATAATTATGAAAGTAGCTATTCTTAAGAAACAATGGCATTTTGATAAATGTAGGGAGAAGTAATATGCTTGTGGCTATATTAAATGACTCACATTGCGGTGTTAGAAATTCGTCAGATATATTTTTAAAATACCAAGAGAGATTCTATAATGAGATATTCTTTCCGTATCTAAAAGAACACAATATTAAAAATATCCTGCACCTAGGAGACTATTATGAACACAGGAAGTTCGTTAACTTTAAAGCGCTTAATGCTAATCGTAAGCATTTTCTTGAGCCTATGCGTGATGCAGGGATTACCATGGATATTATACCCGGAAATCATGACGTGTT